ATCAGAATCGCGATTGTGGACAACATAGATGTAAATATGATCTTGTTTGTGTTCGTCAATATTGAAGTGTACGTTTGCGGATCTATACGTATCTCCAGGAACATATACGTATTCTCTATAATGACTCTTGTGTGGGAAATACATATTGGAGTCTGCGTGAAGATTATTATTATCTGATACTTTGATAATATTATTGCACACATCGTCAACTAGTTTACTTACTGACTCTATGTTATTTTTAATAGCAATTCGTTTAACCTGATTTATAAAACGTTTCTTAAAGGAATACCAATCAGCTGCTTGATTTTCTATAGCAGTTGAAATGTTTAATTCATTACTTGAAAAGGCATAGTCATGCATAATACTAATATCTTCATGCATGAATATTTCACCACCATATGCGTTATTTTGTAGTGATAGATGATAATTGTTTTCTCCATATGTCTGGCCCGTAAAACCAGGTGTAAAACGTATTAAACTTTCCCAGTGTTCATGCGTATCGCTAATAGTAAATTCTCTGAGTGGAAGATTATTACTATTATGGTTATGAATTTCTGGAAGCTCAGTATTGCCAGTATTTGTATTGCTGTTACTATAGTATTCTAAATCAATAATATTTTTACCATCGACTAATTGAGCAGACGGTATAACTATTGAATTAGAACTAATTGAATACGCACTTACATCTAAATGTACACCATTGACGTAAAGGTGGTGATAGAAATCTTCAGTATTAGGAACAACTGTTATAATGCCTCTGTTGTTAATATCTACAGTTCCATAAAGGATGTTCAGACTGATAAATGATTCAGGTACCTGGAGATATATGTACGGACCATCTCTTACTACTGTAACTTCGTAGCCAGGTATTGTTTCAATATCATTACCAGTGTCTACATCCCAAAACTTTAGTTCTTCATCTGGCAGTAAATTATGGAATGTATATGTCTTACCGCCGCCCAAAGTGATGTTTGTTTGATTAGTTCTAGATCTATTATAACTGCCCTCTGTTAAAATTTCGCTGGTTGAAATTTTTCCATTTAAATTAAAAACAAGGTATTCTTTATTAACGCTCCAATTATCAGTACCGTAAGGAATAACAACATCTGAACCTGAATCTGCAATTACCTGAACATGCTCTTTAGCACCTAAAGAAAATGCTGAAGGGAAATATGATGAATAAAAATTGTTTCCTATTTTAAAGAAATAGTATCCTTTGATTTCTTTTTCAACGTTGCTTGATGCCTCTTGATAAGTGTGTCTCTCGTTTATTATATTGTTTTCATATAATATTTCACTTTTTAGACCAGCATCTTTATACGCGAGCGGAAAACCCAATTCGCTGTCAATTATTGAACTGTTACTGGATTTATAAGAAAAGATCTTACTGCCTGTAAAAGTTGAACTGTCGAAATCGTCTAGCCATACGTTATTTTTGTCCGCTAGCTTAAACATTGGCGCAGTATTTGGTGCTAGTTTTACTTGAGATATCTGGAAACGATAATCCTGATCTACATAAAGATCTCGCTGGTTATACGTGCCACCAGATGCATAATCGTTTATTACTGTAAATGTATTGTTAGGGGATAGATTTTCATAAAGTTCTACTTGGCCGGATCTTTTAATTAAGAATATTCCAAATTCACCTGAATATGAATCCAATTGATATGCGACTAAACTGTCTACCTTAACGTATTCACCATTAATTTCAACTGTGTCTCCAATGACAGTAGTATACTGCGCATTACCACCTCCAAGAGAACCAGAGTCTGGCAAATGATTGACTCCTAGAAGATAATTAACCTTGCCCTTGTAATGGGTTAATTTTGGCTCATCTCTTGTTACAGAAGAAACATATGCGTTGTCCATCATAACTATAAATGGATTAAATTCAATGATTGGGCGTTTAGCTTGGTTTTCTGTCTTTAAGACTGACTTGATATCAAATGAGCTATTCAATTCTAGAATGTATGATAATGTCTCTCTATGAACCCAATAGTTTGCACGTGACCATGCAGACGAAATTTCGTCAGAATTATTAATAACTATATAATCCTTTTTATTATTAACAGAAAACTCTCCAGATATTTTGTCTGTATGTGGTACTACGCTAGTATAGACTTCTAACTCCAGATCGTATGTCTCTGAAATATCAGTAACTGAAATTGTCGTTGTTAAAATTTTAAAACGTATATTTTTTCCAACACCGGTTACCAGATATACATTATTAATAATGTCTACTGGCCATCTGCTACCAACAAATTTTACGATCATACCATTATGTAATGTTATTGGACCGTCAGTTGTTGTAAATGATGCGAATGGTCTGCCAGCGTATACAACAGTAGGATCCAGAATTTCTGGAGCACTATTATCAATTATTTCAATTATTGGCAATATAGGAGCCCAGAAATACTGACTGTAATTTAAGAACTTATCAATATTGATGGGTGGAGCAAAAACATATGCTTGACTATTATATGCGCCATTGAGAGAATAGTTTTCAAAATTGTAATTGATATTATTAAGGATATCATTGCCTGATATATGGTCTACCACAACGTCATTAAATTCAGAGACAATTGCTGCGCTTAGTTGATTTTCGTATCCAGTGTTAATATATACATCGTCGTATTTGTCCAGTACTTCTCCAGTATATTTTCCTACAAAGCCATGAATATCTTCAAGATCTCCTTTTGAAACCATCCGATTTAGTGTAGCGTCTAACCATTTACGATTTAGCGGAGTTCTAAAAGTCTTAGGTAAGAATTCAGATGTATCAATGTTTACTACTGGTCGTCGACCTGCTCTAGTTTTGTTTACCGCTTTTTCGTTATTATCTGATTTAAAATCTGACATATTCTTATCCTATTGCTCTAATATTTTCTTTTGTGATTGAACTTATAATTTCTATATCACTTAGTGATACGTCTGGTATAAACAGCTCATCACTCATTGGTGTGATCTGGAACAATGTTCCAAACACACTGTTTTGATCGTCTGGCACAATAACAAAACTACTTACAATATTGGTCATATTCTTATGGATGTATGATGCTAATTCAGTAAAATAAAATGTTTCTCCAAAATCCCAATTTCGTGTATCAAAAAAATCGTATACTAATTTTAGTATCATTGATTTAATATCACTGTCAGTATACTTTGTTCCGGCTACCTTTATAACTTTAAATTTTGCCCGTAAATCATATGATGCTTTATTACCAAACAATACCTTATACTTAACCGGTCTATAAATTACGGAATCACTGATTGATTTTTTATATGCAACATCGGAAAATTGTTGATTTAATTCATCTATTGTTGGTGAAAGTGGCTCACCTGTAAAATTTGAGTCATTAAATAGCCAATTTCTATAAATTGTATCATACGAATTAGTTAATACAAACACATCTATTATATTACTAAAACTAGGATCTATTAATTCATTTACAGCAGGAATGTGTGTCCATTCAAATCTTTGATCAGCTATTTGAGTATTTTCTCCGCCAACAATATCAGTAAATGATTCTGGATTGTCAGGTCGTGAGTTTTCATCATCATCTATTAATGACAAATTAACACGGTTTGGGGTGAAATATCCATTTTCGTCAACATCGTATCCGTATACATAAAATTTCTCAAATTCATTTCCTTCTCTAAAACACAATATGGTGTCTCTTACTTTTTTCTTAGTATATCCATCAAGTCTGTATTCATTACTGGTATTACTAAATCTTATTTGAGATGATTCCAATACATATCTTACCCCACGCACTGTAATACTATAGCTAAATCTACTTGTCTCGGCATTTGTGTTACCAGTGTATTCAAAAAGGATCATCCAGTCATTAGGTTCGTTACCATTAAAATTATATTGCGAAGGAGCAGACGAAATAGTTGGATTGATCGCTGTTTGCCATGTACCATTAAATGGTTTGTATTTGATGACAAAATTTCTTTTGTTTTCTATTTCGGTCAGGATTTCTGTTTTTTCATCTGTAGTGAACTGTCTAGAAAATGCCATATATATAATTTCAATCGTTGATCCAGTAGGCACTTCAACATCAAGAGTGATTGCGCCCTGCCCAGTGGTTGTCAAACCGCTTGGGTTTCCAAGATTATTGTCAACACCCAACCCGTTAGCAAACATTTTAGAAACACTTGCCCAGTAAACATTGTTACCATTAACAAATTTTACCATTGCCCCAGGTTGTAGGAAATATGTATAAATGCTTTCATTATTATTTCCCACCACATTGGATGTTGCGTCCGTAATATATCCTGTCATGCCGTCGTATGTATTCCAATAGAAAACTCCAGGGAAGGCATCCCTAGTGCTTAAGAAATAATTTATATGTTTATCATAATACAGTGATAGCAATTCATGATCAGACAAAAGTGGCTTGACATAATTCTCAAATATTGAATAACTTGTCAGGCTATTCGCAACATCAGTCTTTGTATTGTCGGCTTTTTTTAATAAGCCATCTGTAGCAAATAGTCTAACTTTACCATATTCACCTGTTGGATCTTTAAGATCAAGATGACGAGTATGGCCACTGTGTGTTCTGTTTATGCTTTTTGATTTAATTATACCTGTACTCAGTGATGATATATAATTATTATAATCATCAGCAGTGATCATTCTATCCTGCGCAGAATATATTTTTGGTGCGTTTTCTCTTATATCGTCAAGTGACTCTGACACACTAGCGTTTGATACACTTTTCTTAAGTTGAACTGTAAGTGTTAGAGTGTATATATTTCCATCGATTCCAGTATACTGGAGATTTATTTTCTTTGATCCAATGTCATCAGGACGCAATACATATGTTGAGTTTTCACTAACTCTATACCATACACGAATAAGATTTTTAGGTAAATTTCCGAAATGTCCGTCTGCAAACAAAATACTTATTTGATTATTTTCACGAGTTTTTACAGCAAAAATATCTCTACTCGTAGTGTTTTCATCTTCCTTAGATGACACACTGTATATTTCGTTCAATCCCCAAACGTTATCAACCTTTTTCCAATTCTTAATAACATTTCCATTGTCGTTAATTGATTGTACCCAGACGTCTTTATTATTCACATTGTTGACGTTAACGTCAAGAGATAAATTTCCTATAGGTGAGTCAATACTAAAATCTTTAAAAGCAAGCGAGCCTTGCTTAAAGTTTACAAAAAAACCACTACTGTCACTATTAATTCCTGTACCATCATTTCTAAAAACAATATTAAATGCTTTAGCAGGATCAGGATCTGATTCTTCTAATGTTCTATTCAAAAAGTTATAATCTACACCTACAGCGTTGAATGGCCGTTTGCTGCCTGATACTGCACCTGATAATTCAAAAACAATTTGATTTGAGGTATTGTTAAAACTATAAATTTCGGTAGTAACACCATTGATTCCTACCTGTGATCTTGGATTTCCAAATTGATTATTTTGTGCTAGTGCCACGTTTAGTACAGTAATAAAGTCATCAATGTTATTATTTTTTGAATTTTCGTAACGAATTTCCTTGCCTGCCAGTGTTGTTCCACTACCACCAAATACATCTTCATTTGTTTTTACGCTAACAATTTTTAACTCGCCACTGGCTGGCATATTGCGGCGCGGGTGATAACCTAAAAATTCAGCTAGTTTAAAAACTGAATCTTGTCTTTTAGCAGTACTTAAAAAGTTATCACGTGCATTCAAATCAAGTCTAAATGCCAAGTTATGTCCAAATTGAGCTACAACATCAAGCAATGCTACAAATTCACTGGATTCAATCCAGTCATTAAAACTTTCGGGATAATTTGATTTAATGTATTCTACCATTGATTCTCTAATGGTGTCGAAATCAAATGCCTTAAAGTTTGCGTTTAGATAAGAATCATAAACAGCCATATAATCTTCTGCTGCAAATAATCTTGTTTGTCTTACTCGTTGTGCCATCTTTTTGTCTCTTATAATACTTCGCGATCAAAATCAATTGATAGTTGTGTAACTTGGCTCAGTGGAATATAAGTTAAACTCATATTAACTGTTACCTTGTGCTCGCGTTCTATAACATCTATACTACTACTATCCAAAACGAATCTTGGATCATAAGCAACTACACGTTCAACATCTTGTTGAATTAATTCAATAGTACCTTCGTCAAGTGGTTCGAAAATATAATGCGATATATAGCTACCAAAATCAGGCAGTGTCCATTTTTCACCTGGTACAATAGAAAAATGATTTCTCAGATCTGATAAAGCCAGATCTAAGTCTGTAAGCGTCACGCTTGTACAAGTAGTTCCTGAGTTTGATATGCCTATAATTTCCGCCATAATAATATTTATGCAGAAATTAACTGCTAAGATAATACCCAGTGTCTCCACTGGGTATTTTTTTAGTTTGACATTCCGTTATGACGTTCGTCTACTATTAAATGTTCTTCTGGCCATTGTATGTAGTATTGCCAGGCGGGATCTGGTATAATAACGTCAAATTTCTTAGCATTGCTGTTCATTTCGTGCCAGCTTGGACGGAATGGATCACGCAATGGTCGCAGAAGTTGTTTACCTTTGCGACTATTACAGGGCATACAAGCACTAACAGTATTCATCCAAGTAGTACGTCCGCCCATCGCACGTGGAATCACGTGGTCAATGGTTAGGTCACCTGAACTAAATCTTTTGCCACAGTATTGGCACTGATTACTGTCACGCAGATATAAGTTCTTACGTGTGAATTTTGCGGTTGCTGGAGACTTTTGATACTCATTTAGCATAACAATGCTGGGCATCTGCATTTGGAAGTTTGCAGCATGTAATACGCGGTCATAACTGTGGAGTATTTTTACTTTATCTTGAAAGTATGCTTTAACAGCGTTTTGCCAGCTAATGGTACTAAGTGGTAGTAAACTTAGCGGTTGTGCATCTGCGTTTAGTATTAACACCCTAGCCATTTTGTAATCCTTAACTTAACCGCTGTTCTTGATCTACTATCTGCCGTTTTCTAGCCTGTGTTAATCCGGGTAAGAATCGCCGCGTCTCTACGTAATATATGTATTCAGCCTGTTGCCGTGCGAGTGCGTCTTTGATTCTGTTTGGATAATTCCCTCTGATTAACTGTAGTCCACGTTCCTTTAACAAACTTCTGTCTGTGTATCTTCCATAATTTCCAAGCATCATTATCTTTGCTTCTGCTTGTGTTCTCATACGATCAGCACCATTGTAAATGAATACTGTTCCAATATGATCCCACTTGCGCTCTCTAATGTAGTCTCTGAGATCATATCTACAGATGTCTGTTCCTACATATTCAAATCTTCCCGTAAAGTAATGAAGGCTTACCATAGCATCATACTGTGATTGCGTCATACTGTCAAGTGGAAACAAGCTCTTAAAACGTCTTTCTTTATTTTTAAAATCTTCCAACCAATAGCTGTATGACTGGGTTTCCGTTAGTCCTACACCATCATTACCTTTTGTTGTATTGTAGCCAATGCGTTTGACTCCTTCAGCATCAGCATACTGATAGGGTGTCCATTTGTACTGTCGCAACGCAAAGTTAAGTAGTAGTGGGCTTGCTTCTAGTGTACGGAATTCTTTTAGTTCAGTAACGGCTGTTTCACTAGTGATGGGATATATGCTAAAGTCTTTTAGCATTTCACTTGTTACAGTTGTTGGGCGTACTACATAATTAGGCATTATACTGGTTTCCCTTGCCCTGTTGTAAATGATTCTTGAACTCCAGGCACACCGTTCCATGGATGACGCTCTGGAACACGGCTAGCTGCGCTTTGTGACACGCCACTGTTTTCTACTAGGCCATTTGGGGTTGGCTTTTCAGCAGCGTCAGCACTTGCTCCGCTGTTTGAATTAACCTTGGGTGCTGTCATTTTAATAGCAGCAGAGGATTTCAAACTTAGTGAAGCATCACTTTGAACGTTGGCAACACCTGTTGATTTCATATGCAGTGGTCCATCAGTTGCAGCTCTTATACCATCGCCGCCTGCTTGAATATTGATACCTTGATCAGCTTGCATGTTAATATTGCCTTGTGCGTGGAAATTGATGTCCTGTGCTGATGCAACGCTAAAACTATTCTCACTAAAAATGTCAATACAGCCGGCAGCGTTCATTTCAATATGTGTGCTACCGCTCTGGTTAGTAATGAATACTATGCCCGTGCTGTCGTCAATAAGTATTTGTCCGCCGCCCGGTGTACGTATGCGTATGTTCTGACTGCCGCTACCATCAGCGGCGCCATCATCCATAGTTAATACAGCGCCGCCGGCAGTTGTAATACCAAAAACTTTGCTTGGACTTTCACGTCTAGCACTACTCATACTGTGTCCACGAACGTAATCATCTTCCAAACCTTGTTCAGCTAGTTGTTCACCACGTGCGGTGTCAGTTGGGCGTGTTTGTGGATCAGTGTCATATGGGTTCTGTTCGCCAACTGGTCCAATGTTTCCATCCTTATCTTCAGAACTGGCATTGCCTCCCATATTATGGTTGGTTTGTGCAGTAAGTAATGACCCCATTAATATGCCCTGCTGCATACCTGGACTAAACTGTACTACTACGTTTGTACCAGGCGCCGGTGGCTGCGGCCACATACCAAAAGACTGTGCGGTAGTATTTGAATCTTCTACATCCGCTGACGATGCCTTGTGTCCATTAGAGCCGCCCATAGGTGACATGAGTAGTACAACGTGTTCAGCAGGATTGTCTTCTGGAGATCCGTGTTCACCAATTCTAACCGTAATGCGTCCTGTACGATTTACATCTTCGTTTGATACTACAGTAGCAGTGTATGTTCCATTTGGCAAGTTTACATTGCGTGTATCACCGCGCCTACCACGTTCTGGAATGTTTATACCTGTTGTTTTTACATCTCCGCCCATTATAATAGCCCCATAAATGCGTTTTCTACTAACGCCGTTGTTAATTCAGTGTGCTTTGTAGTTGATAAAGTTTGTGTAAATTTTCCCATCTGGAATCTACTTGATATTTGCGTAACTCTATATACCCCAGTAGTAAATGGATCCATACGTCCTCGATGTCTATTGGTAGTATAAGTTACAGATTCGTGCGGTAGGAAGTTTACTAGTCCTATTAGTGAATCATTTTTAAGAACATCTTGTGCATTTGACAGTGTTCCACCAGACGTGTCTGTTCCAGGCAGTCCCATCCAGAACGGATCACCCTTAATGGTTATCTGTAAATTAATTACCTTATTAAATTGTCCAAAATATTCTTTTGCTTCAGTAGTAACAACAGGATCAACTGATCCTGTTGTTTCTGAAACACGTTGTCTATATGCACTAGCATTTGTATAATCATAGACAGGTGTTATTAACCCTCTAATCCGCGGAACAACTGTCCTGCCAGATAAAAATCCACCAGCTGACCTGATTGCTGGTTCTGCCACCTGTGGTTGAAAATCCTGTGCAGGATTTGTATAATTCAATCCGCTAGATGGTGCTTTGGCAGAAAAATAAAGCATGTCATAGTTTAAATCTAGATTTAAAATTTCAGTATTATCACCGCTAAACAAATAACTATACCTCTTAGCCATAAACTGACGCATTTGTTGAAATAAACGAGCTTGACGGTATGGATCTGTCCTATAGCTAACTTCATCAGATGGTACTTCAGAATCGGGCCTGGTCATTGAATAAAATAACTCAACTGTATATACTATTGTATCTATACGCTGTAGTGTGTGCGGATCTATATCTGTCGTTGTCCCATATTCTATATCCATGTTAACAACAATATATGGATATGCGTTCTGCGAGAATCCCTCTGATCGAGCCGCACCTGATAACCTAGTCTGCGTTGCGATTCTTAACATTTCTTGATATGCTGGTATTTCTTTAGTCAATGTGTCTGATATAACAGTAGGTACACTGCTATTGACATTGACTGAAAAGGAGAGAGTTTCAGCTTTCTCTAACGCAGTTGCAGTACCATCACTGCTTGATGCTAGGCCAGCAAATTCAGCATTAGCTAAAGCACTTGCAAATCTTGATCCCATTCTTATTGAATGTTTACGTCCAGGTTCAGTTATATCATTCTGGTCGCTTTTTCTGATGTCTGATTCGTATTGGTTTAATCTAGATTGTAAATTATTTAGGTAGTCACTTACTGTTCTTACACCAGTAAAACTAATGTCTGTCTCTACACGGGCTTGCGTTAGTGCTATGGATGGATTCATTACAGCGGTAATGTTATATCTGGCGCCATCAGGGCCAACAGATGCACTTATTGCGTTTAAACGTATTGGATAGAAAAATATACCAGGGTAAAATGCAAATGATCCTGTAACAGGGTTCCTGCCTTTGAATTCTAATTTTAAAACAAACGCCGCGTCTGTTATGTTGTTAAATCCAAAATCACTACTAACAGATAACACGCGGTCCAATAAGTCAAATCCTAATACCTCTGTTATATCAAAGTTTATATTAGAAATCTGTACGTTTCCACTTCGTTCTCCTGGAACAAGTGTTGAAGTAAAGACAACGTTGTCTATATTATATGTTGTTTCAGAACCTGACTTCGCAATTATGTAAGCTCTACCAGTGTTAAGAAATGATGAATCATTTGATAACTGCTCTGGAGCATTTGCAACTTCTGCTTTTACAAGATATAATGTAAAATTGTAAGTTGGGCTGTTAACTGTTGATAGCCAATTTTCTGATATAGTCATTATCCAAACCTTGTCGGTACTGTTATCTTCATTCCGCCTACGAAATCAATAATTGGATCAACTAGTATATCAGGATTATATTCTGCGAAAACCCACCATAGTTTTGCATTACCATAAAGATGGTATGCTAATAAGTCTGGACGCTGATTATATTTGTTTTCAACAACAATATCCTGCAACTCATAATCATTAATGTCTCCTACGATAGGAGATACATATATATCCAAATATTTGTTATCAACTATAGAAGTATTTCTATAATTACTTCCTGGATCGTACTTGGTTGCCATTAAATAAATCCTCTCTTTAGTCCGTTGCCACTTTTATAGTTAGTTAAACTATAAGAACGTTTGACTGTGCTTGGTGGATACTGTACCCCTAAATCTAAACTTACGATAAAGATAGTAGGCAGTGATACTTCACCAACTGCTGAATTGAAAGTAACATAGTCAGATTCTTCAGTTAATGTGTAGGTAAATGATTTTACTACTACTGGAACATTTTGCACATGTAGGGCGCCATATGCACTAAAATTCATTACGTGTGGTGGGACCCCCGCACGTGATGAAAATGTTCCGCCAAATTCTGGTTTAGTTGCAGCTTTAAAAAAGTGCAGTGCAGCGGCGCTGTATGCCGCTTCTCCAGTTGTTTGAGCAGTGAATGTTGCTGTTACACTTATACTGGGATTAGGTGTGTTAATAAAGTATTGTTGTTGATATACGCTGTGCGTGATATCATATGTTCCATAGTTAGCGGCATGACCTAATTGTATAGTTGGAGTATAAGGGAATGTAACTCCGTTTGTTTGGCGAAGCGGAGCCAATAATCCACTGAATCCAAAACTAGGACAAGTTAAACGTACTTTTTGGCTACTGCTTACGCCGCTTACCATTATTTCAATCTCTCTTCAATAAAGTTGAATACTTCTTGGTCAAACTTACCAAAAAATTGTTGGAAAACTCGCTTCTTTTCTTCAGGCGCTGCATCGCTTGCCATAGTATTACGGAAGTCTGTTGCGCTCATACCACCTTGCTCTACTGGCATTTTTACAAAGTATGCACGATTCTCATCAGCAGCTTGTAGTTCATCATTTGAGTCTGGTAGTGGTGCAAGTGCGCCACCGCTCATCAAACGGTCATCATCTTTCTCACTAAACGCCAGTACAACCGCAGTTTCATTTGGCTTGCGGCCCGCTAGCTCTACGTTTGGACGATAAGGACTTGTGTTTAGTATGTGGTTACTTGGAATACCAAACATCTTGCTAATAATACCCGCCTTCTCTTCAAAGCTGAATGGATTTTTGGTGTAATCGCCGTTCGAGTGTTGTTTTTGCGCATCCTTACTAAAGGTTGTAGCAATAAATACATTGTCTGCGCCAAAGCGTGACACTAGCTTTTTATACAATGCAAAGTGTCCTTGGTGCATAGGCTGGAAACGCCCGCCGTAAAACACGGTGACGTTGTTAGTCATACTTTCAGTTATAAGGTCATGATAGCGCATCTGAGTTCTCCTGTATATTGTATTTATTACCACAGAATACCGGTTGACAACGATGTTGTAAATGTTATACTGAAAGTTAATAGGAGAACCATTTTGAATGGCACGATCAACAACACATTACCTTTCTAACAAAGAATTATTAAAAGAAATCCACAACAGCAAGATGAGCTACTGCTGGGTAAAGGATGAAAAATACTTTTACTACGATTACATTGTAAATTCACTAAACGAAATTACTCCAGAAACAATACAACTAGCAAAAGAAAGTCGCGCAGCACGTTTGCAAAAAAATGCCTATGATGCTGAAGTTAAAGCCTGGGAAAATGGCTTAACTGGTAAAAAGACAAAACCACGTGCTGCTGACTTTTCAGTAGACTTGGAGTCTATTGCTGACACAGATGTTGTTTTTAGGCTTATGACATTTGGACACGTACCAGAAGAAAAGCGCAAAACTAATCCAAAAACTGAAGCTGATAACTATTCCAAATGTAACTTCCCACCATACAAGCATATTTCACTAGTAGACGGTGATCTAACTGAAGTTGCACGTAGTCACTGGCAAGGCGGAATAGACAACGGTCACTTTAGCGTTGAACATGGTAAAACAAACAATCGTTTAGCTAGTATGTATATCAAGCTATGTGAGCGTTATAGTATGCGTGGCAACTGGCGTGGCTATACTTACGTAGATGAAATGCGTGGACAAGCACTACTACAGCTAACACAAATTGGATTGCAGTTTAATGAAGCTAAGAGTCAGAACCCTTTTGCGTATTACACCGCAGCAATCAACAACAGCTTTACACGTGTTCTCAACTTAGAGAAGCGTGGACAAAACATTAGAGACGACCTGTTAGAACAAGCAGGTTTAGACCCAAGTTCAACCAGACTGTTTAGTGCAGAATGGGAAGCAATGCAACGAGATAATCTAGAGTAAGAGCAGTAATACATGATGTTTGATGAAGCGGTGTTGTTCACCGATATCCACTTTGGTATGAAAAATAATAGTCGTCAACATAACGACGATTGTGAACAATTTATATATTGGATGATTGACGAAGCACACCAGCGAGGTATTCGCAAGTGTTTCTTCCTGGGTGACTGGCACCATAATCGTGCTAGCATTAACGTCAGTACACTTAACTACACTACCAGTAATCTGCAACGATTGAACGATGCGTTTGATGAAGTCATTATGATTACTGGCAACCACGACTTATATTACAGAGAGAAACGTGAGATTCACAGTATTCCAATGGTGGATCGTTACAAGAATATTCGTATGATCAATGATGGGATCTACGAAGAAGATGGCGTTGCTTTCGTTCCCTGGCTTGTTGAAGATGAATGGAAACGGCTCAAAGAGCTAAAATCGAAGTTTATTTTCGGCCATTTTGAACTTCCTAATTTTTATATGAACGCTATGGTTCAGATGCCAGATCATGGACATGGTTTAAAGGCTGAAGACATGGCTAAAGCGGAAAAAGTGTTTTCAGGACACTTCCACAAGCGACAGGAACGCGGCAACGTCATCTACATGGGTAATGCCTTCCCACACAACTTCAGTGATGCGTGGGATGATGCTCGTGGGCTAGTGTTCCTAAAGTGGGACGGCACTGTAGAGTATAAAACTTGGCCAGGTGCACCAAAATATCGCAGCATTGCACTCAGCAAACTTATTGACAATCCTGACGAAATATTGTCTAATAACACTTATTGCCGCATTAGTTTAGATGTTCCTATCAGCTATGAAGAAGCTAACTTTATCAAGGAAACATTTGCAAAGCAGTACGATCTTCGTGAGATTGCACTAATGCCCAGCAAGAAGGATGACTTGTCACAGGAATGGCAAGGCAGTGGAGATATTGAGATTGAGAACGTTGACAGTATTGTGCTAACGCAACTTAAAGCTATTGAAAGCACAACTATTCGCAACAGTTTACTAATTGATATCTATAATGGACTAAACAAATAATGCTTAAAGTTAAAAATATTACTGTGAAGAATTTCATGAGTGTTGGTAACGTCACACAAGCCGTACAGTTTGATAATGCTGGGCTTACACTGGTGTTGGGCAACAACATGGACTTGGGTGGCGATGGTTCACGTAATGGTACTGGTAAAACAACTATCATTAACGCATTGAGCTTCGCACTTTACGGTAACGCACTATACAACATTAAAAAAGATAACCTTGTAAACAAGACAAACAACAAGCAAATGCTTGTAACTTGTGAGTTTCAAAAGGATGGCGTCAACTATCGTATTGAACGTGGACGCAAGCCCAACGTGTTCAAGTTTATTGTTGATGATATTGATAATACAGCCGATGGCACTGATGAAATGCAGGGCGAGGGTAGGCTAAGTCAGGAAGCTATTGAACGTGTACTGGGTATGAGTCACACCATGTTCAAGCATATTCTAGCACTTAACACATACACTGAACCATTCTTGAGTATGCGGGCTAACGAGCAACGCGAACTTATTGAGCAGCTACTTGGCATTACACAGCTCAGTGAAAAAGCTGACATTCTAAAAGAACTAGTTAAAGCTACTAAGGATGCAGTACAGGAAGAAACATACAAGATTCGTGCTATTGAAGAAGCTAATGAACGTATTGGCGGTACTATCAAAGATTTGGAACGCCGTCAGCGTGTTTGGATCGCTAACAAAGAAAAAGCTATTGTTGACTTGGGTGTTGAACTACTAGCACTAGAACACATTGATGTTGATGCTGAACTAAAAGCACACACAGCTTATGATGCTTGGCAGGATCGTAAAACACAGTTTGATACACTTACAAGTGAAGTTGCAAAACTTACTACTGCCAAAGAACGTGAAACAAAACGTCTGGTTAAGGCTGAGGAAGATTTGGCGGCGGCACTTGAACACAAATGTTATGCGTGTGGACAAGAACTACATGACGATGCTCATGATAAAATCGTTGCAACAAAAACTGAACTCGTTGCAGAAAGCAAGGGTATTGTTGCAGACATAGAAAAATCATTGCACGATTATAAAAGCGGTCTTGAACTTATTGGTGAAGTTGGGCCTGCTCCGCGGCTACACTACAACACTTTACAAGAAGCATACGAGCATCAGAACAAACTAAGTAAAATTAAAACAGATATTGAACGCAAAGAATCAGAAACTGATCCTTACGAGGAACAAATTCAACTTATGCGTGAAACTGGATTACAAGAAGTTGACTGGAACGAAGTAAACCGGTTGGACGATTTAAAAGAGCATCAGGAATTCTTGCTTAAACTGCTTACTAGCAAAGACAGTTTTATCCGTAAAAAGATTATTGAACAGAACTTGAGTTTCCTAAACAATCGTCTGGAATACTATATCACTAAACTTGGACTTCCGCATGAAGTTCAATTCCAGAGCGATCTGAGCGTAAGTATTACACAGCTTGGCCAAGATCTTGACTTTGATAACCTTTCACGTGGTGAACGCAACCGTCTAATTCTAGGACTTAGCTGGGCGTTCCGTGATGTGTTTGAGAGTATGAACCACCCTGTTAACTTAATGTGTATTGACGAACTTGTTGACAGTGGAATGGACACTGTAGGTGTTGAAAGTGCGCTGAGTGTTCTCAAGAAAATGGAACGTGACCGCAGCAAGAGCATCCTGCTTATCAGCCACCGTGACGAACTTGTTGGGCGTGTTAACAACGTACTACAAGTTACAAAGGAAAATGGTTTCACTACTTTTAACACTGAAATCGAGGTTATCGATGCGTAATGAAAAACCATACCAGTGGCTATCATGGCTAGCAACATGCATAGTATTAGCCGCTGCAATTCTTGCTAGTTTTGTTCCTGGAATGCATTTGCACCATTACTTTTTTGTGGCTGGAAATACTTTATGGATCATTGTAGGATTACTGTGGCGAGAGAATTCAATTCTTTGGTTTAACGTAGGTTTGACAGTGATTTACTTACTGGGGATGATAGCTATATAAGATCTATTCTATTTTGGACGAACGGTTCTAATATCATAAGTATATTTAACAACAGATAACTACATAAAATGACACAAGCTAACAATGATAAATACATTTACGAATCACCTGATGGTGGCAAGACCGTCACTCGTCGTCTTTTTGGAAGCAATATAAGAGAATTGATGAATGATGCTGACATTGACATTAACGATGCCATACTGATAAATGTAGGATATTCTTCTGGCCCTATAACTTTCAACAAAGATGGAAGCATATCTGTCTTTAAGGATGACAAAGAATTATGGGACATACCAGTGGACTTGTACTCAACGAAAGTTAGAACGCTGTTGTCTGTAGATATACTACAACAGCTTAAAAAATTAATTTATGAATAATAAAATGAGTATTAACAATATAACGCCATGGCGTGATGTTATAGACACCGTAAAATACAGTAAGTCATTAGATTCTTGGTATAATGATTTTCCTATTCTACCTTATAACGTATTCAAACTACCAGAAAATTATAGTTTTGATATTCATGAGATGCGTGACCAAATTAATAACATAATGTCTAACACATCAACACTTTCTGTCAAAAGAGATAACGATGGAAGAAGATATGGTAGATACAAAGGACTTGGATTCTTTTCTCGTAAAGAAAGTAAAAGCCCGTTGGAGGATCATTTTATAAGAAGAGACACGGATCTAGGAGAAGTATATTCTGATAATTTGTATATGAATGACAGGCTTCCAAATCTGTATGAAAACGATTTTACTGAAAAGACTTCTATATACAATGATTATTTTAATACTATTTTTTCTAAATTTAGAAGTAGTATATCAAAAGCAAGTATACTAGAATTAAAAAATAAAGGATTTTTAGCCAGCCACGTTGACTTTCCTTATTATAAAGGCATAAGACTTCATGCTACAATATCAGGAGGAGAGAACGCATACTATGAAATAGCTGGTGAAAAATTCCAGATACCTGCAGATGGTAATTGGTATTTCATTGACACTGGAAAATATCATAGTGTATGGAATGAAGGTCCAGAAGATAGAATTACAATAAATGTAAACTTATCAGGAATTTTATCTGATCCCGAAACATTAGCTAGGAATCTAGAACTATGACTAAAGAATCATTTATTAAAGAATTAAATTTTAAAATTGATGAAGAGTTGTGCTATGATGAAATATCTAACGCAGCAAACTCTGTCTGGATAAGCACAGTAGCAACAGAAAACGATGGTTTTGAATTTATACGTGATAAAAGCAATTCTAATTTTTTTGTGGGAAAGTTACATAGATTTCCCAAGACATTACTAGAGATACAGAATCAAAATATTGAATTTAATTTGGAAAAGAGTTATATAACTAAGTGTAATCCTGGATATATATCAACATTACATATTGACAAGGGCAGAACTTCTGCTATAATTATACCTATAGGGCGTAATAAAGGCGAGATAATATTCAAACCCGCTAATGATATTGAATACAGACACACATATACTGGGCCTACGTTAACAAAGGTTGACGTACCACATGGTCCAATTAATACTTCTGATAGTATAAGATACAGTATTACTTTAGACATACCAGGAAATTATACAGAGAACTATAATAAGAAATGGTAATATGACATCTAAAAGTAAAAACAAAGGCAAAGGATTTGAACGTGATGTTTGCAAAATCCTAGGCAAAATATACGGTGACAATTTTGAACGTGTTCCACATAGTGGAGCGTTTGTCGGCGGCGTCAATGCTGCACGTAAGAGTACACTTACGGAAAATCAAATCAAGGCATTTAAAGGGGACATCATTCCACCTGATCACTGGAAGCACTTCAACTGTGAGTGTAAAAATTATAAGGATTTCCCCTTCCATCATCTACTACAAAACAAAGCAATTCCATTACTTGAATCCTGGCTCGAACAAACACTAGACGCACATGACAACAGAGATATTGATCTACTTTTTATGAAGTTTGATCGCAAAGGCATATATTTGGCATTTCCTAAACGGCACAAAACAAAATTTTTCTTAGACAGGCACATTACATATCAAAGCGAAAATCATGGCCACTGGACAATTACATTCTGGGAAGACTTTAAGGCTACAAAAATCAATACAGATGCCATAGAAACTATGGCCACCAAAGGCACTGACTAAGGCTAATATCTGCCAACACAATCCCCCACACAATACTATTAAAGGCTACTACAAACTAGACATAAGGTTGGCACGCCAGTAATCAGTGCCGCGAATCCGTTCTGATGTGAGACGGTATGCAAATGGTTTATCTAGTTAACCGCTTCAACAGACTATCCCTGGTGACGTCAGGGACGCCTTAAGCACACTGCTTCTGTTGTCGTAATGGTTTTTAAAAGATCAAGCTCTATTGACACTAATATCTTGAGGGTAACTGGATATGCTGATACCATGGCATCCGGTGGTCCTGCGCTGTTTAGACGCATCGTAATAGGAGGTACAGCTCAACCGCCTCTCCCTGTAGTAAGGTTATGTTATGGTAATGTGGGCGTTTGCGAGGCATGGGAAATTTTCCTAACTTACAAATTTCATTCACACTTTGGCCTGTATCGGGCTTAGTGTGAATGAATACTCAGCGGGAAGAATATAATATAAGATTAAAGTATTATAACGTTAGATATGATATATGATCAGTATTAAAGATTTATAAACATTCAACAAATTAATCGAAGATTAATGAAGTTGAAATTGCTCGAAGAGCAATTGATATGATTAATAAATATCTTTAGCATAATATTACTTTTGGTGATAATTATGACTGATAGAAAGATAATCCCAATGACATTTGAAGAGTTCTGTCAGGCCTTTCTAAAATGGTCTGAAGAAATTATCGAAGCAAAAAAATTCGATGGTTTCCCTATATGCCCGTATGCAAGACATGCTAGACTTAATAACGCAATACAATTTATTGATGTGCGTGATAATATTTCAGATCTAACCAAATTTAATAAAGAAAAATATGAAATAGGCATTGCTTGGTTAGGCGATAATACTGATGCAGTTAGTACTGCCGAACGTTATTGTGAATATCTTTCAGAATTAAATAGTGACTTGTTGTATTTTACAAGCACCCCACTAAGTGGATACTTTGCTAAAAATTTCACCAACTGTGTTTTTATTCAGCTTAAAGGTGATATAATGGAGAAAAGGTCACAACTGCATAATACAAAATATTATGAGAGTTGGCCAGCTGAATATTATAAAGCTATTACTGGTCAAGATAAATCATCTTGACTTACGTGCTTTCTGCACTGCCTGATTCTGATCTTCTATACGTTTATTAATGCTTTCAAACATTCGCTGTATAGCAGGAACTGGCATAGTCATGACATCCTGATAGCTGATTGCGCCACCACTATGTAAGATTAGATCTATATAACTTTTTTCTGTATTATCATGATCTTTATTGTAGCGCTCTAATATTTTTTCGATTTGTGTAGGCTGACTAGTGGATATCAGCCTACGAAAAAATTTGCTATATCAAGATCAATGTCTGTTTTCCAGTTATGTCCACAGTGCTGACAAGATGCATTAAAAGAAGTATCAAGTGAGGGATCAGAAAGTTTCTCAACCAAATCTTTAATCTGATCGTAATCCTTTTTAGTAATACTCTGCAACCATTCCTTGATTATTTCACGATCAGTAATCTCTTCAGATTCAGGAGCCTTTACTGCATATATTGAGTTAGCAATAAGGTCAACTGTTAGTTCAGCTAATTCAACAAAAGTTTGTCCAAAAATTTTGGTACGATCTTCGTCGCTTACGCCTTCGCGAACCAAACCTTCAATCATTTTTTTCTGTTTGATTTGTTGGATTTGTAAGATGGTACGATCTTCCAAGTTATAAGGTTTAACATGAATAACAAAACCATTATCCATATTAATCTTATCACTTAGTGTTGTTGATTTTGCTGAAGCCAAAATACGGTTTGCATCAGCCATCATCATATTCATTTCATTACACGCTGGGCAATTGATATCAACACTGATTTCTTTTCCATATGTTGCCTGTCTAATACCTAGTAAAATAACCAAAAGATCATTAACTGGTGTCTGTGCTGGATTTGGGATATCTGGACAACAACTGCGAATAATAGAAACAGTTGCCTCACCATTAAACAGTGCGTCAGGTGTTTTTGTGATAAGTTCATCTCTAGCAGTCATTGGGTAGATTGCTAAGTCTCCATCAACACTTAGTTTTGGTTTAGGATCGTAATATTTTCCACCACTTGGCAGTGTGACATATAGCGAAGGCTTTCTATAAGCCTGTACTAAAGGGTTTGTCATAGGGGTTTTCTCCAAATAAATACTATGAGTATTTGCATTATAATGTATTTATGCTAGTTAAAAGGGCTGTTAATTGTGGATATTGGACATGAATTAAGCAAAATTAACTCAAAATATCCATGGGTCACAGAAAAAACTCTGTCCCAAGCACTTTCACATGTCAGAGCAGATAATAATTTAATTAAACGTGCCATAGATACACTCAACAAAAACCACACCAAACGAAATAAAGAGTTGTCAAAGGTTAAAAAGACAACTGATAACCTTAAAGGAATAAAGACGGCTAAAGAAACTTCATTATCCGTTATTGAATCTTTATCACGTGATAATGATCCGCTGGGCGGCGTTTCAGATTTAATAGAAATGGGGGCGGGTTTTCTTGATAAAGCAGTTGATCCCGTCATGGATGCAGCAAAACGCCTGCCAGGTGGTTGGAAAGCTCTAGGTTGGGTTGGTGACGCAGCAACTAGTAGCATAGCGACAGTAGCAGGCGTTATGGGTATCTACGGTAAAATTTTAACCGCACAGGAACAAACTGTCAGAAGTATGATAAACTACGGATTGGTGGTTGGCGATTTAAAATTGTATACTCAGCTGAGAGACACGGTTGCTGATATTGGATTAAGTTTAGAAGAAACAACGACATTGTACAAGGAGTTTATGCCGCTCTATGCAAATATGAGATCTGGCACTTATGATTCAATATCAAGTCTAGTAGCATTAACAGGAACTATACACAATAACGATAGCATTATTAATGATTACGGATATTCAAATAGTGAATTGATGAGACGACTGAGTGAAGAAGCAGAAATGATGTTTCGTGCTGGATCTATAGACATGGTTAATTTGTCGTCATCGTCTAAATTATTGGCAAGATTTAAAAGAAGTTCTGAATACACATATGCTATAGCTGAATTAATGGGTGTACAGCGTAGTTCAGTTAACAATATAAGAAAAGAAGCCAATGACGATATAGACTTTCGTTTAGCTATGGGCAAAGCGTCAGCAATGCTGACAGAACGTTTTGGCGAAAATGCAAAAGATAATGTATACCAATTTAATGAAGAATTAAAAACACAGCTAACATCTCTGTTTGGAAATGATTTTGCCAATCTTGTTTCTGATACAATGAATCGTGCGTTATATGATTTCCCTTTTGATACAAACTTTTTAAACAATATGTCTGGAGAGTTAAGTAATGCTCTAATTCTATTGGGTGATGATGCACGAACACAATTTATATCAATGATGCAGGATGGTATAACAGGATCACTAAAGGGCGGTGAACTATTTGCTAGACTGAGAGACTTTACATTCACTGTTAAAGAAACACCAGTAATAGATACACAAATAGACACGCCTGAACTGAAATTAGCTAGAGATCTACAAGCCAGAGCGCAAATTGCACCAGAAAATTATTTAACAGCCACTAGAACAGAATTTGAATCATTACAACGTGCATCTAGTTTTTATTCTGAAGCAGCAGACTCCTCAATTGACGCAATGGACAATCTAAGGATTGCATTCAGAGAATTAATTGACGTGATGGAACCAAATTATGAAAACTCTGCACGTGCCATAACTTATTTTTCAAATATAGCAGAGTGGCTTACTAACATATTCAGCGGAACATTTGGATTTGGCGAACCTGGCGGAGACAGTTATATTTCAACTACATCAGGACCGTCACGCAGGAATGGTCCGCGTGGATTAAGTAGAGGCGGATCAGCTGAAACTGGCGCACTAGTGCCTCCAGTAGAAGCAAGTGATTTATCAACTTCTGGTGCGCAAGGAGGAAGTGGCGGAGCATATACAACCGGACAAATACCAGCAATGCGCCGTGCAACACCAGAAGGTATGGGTGGTAATGTTATTGAAGCACAAAGTGGTACAACTGTAAGAAAAGGTCCTATTAACCAAGATCTAATGAATATATTACAGGCCGCGGCCGCAGAAGTAGGTGTTGATGTTAGAGTTACCAGTGGCGGGCAAATGTCAATGGCTGACTATCAAGCGGCAACAGGAACTAAAACAAACACAAGTGGTGACAGTCCTACATATTATCTAAACGGAGTCGCTGTACGCAAAGGTTCTACACGACATGACGCCGGCGGCGCCGCTGATTTGAATTTAGTAAATCCCCAGACAAATCAAAACTATGATTTTAGTACATCTGAGGGCCACGCAGTATTCTCAAATTTTGCAGCTATTGCTAGACAATTGGGAGCAACTGGTATTGGTGCTGGTGAAGGATATATGGGAACACAAACTATGCACGTTGGCTTTGGTGCTGAGGCAACGTGGGGTGCCGAAGGCACAGGTGGCTTCCTAGCAGACGTTTATGCTAATACACAAGTAGGTACACGATCCTTAGATGATACAACACTGAGAATAAATCAAATTGGCGAAGAACCAACTTATACTGATGATCAGATTATGGCAGCGTTCCGTCAGCACATGGAATATTCTACACAACTTGATGAATTATTTTTTGACGAGCAGGGAAATATTAGAACACTGACTGGCGCCCGACTGTCAGAATTTAATAGAATACAGGGACTAGATAACAATCTTTTAAAAACATTTAGTGATGCTGGAATTGATATTACCCCGCTGGGCTTTGGAGCAAATATTATAGACCGTCCCGCAGGAAATATTGATGATAGTGAAGTAGACACAACGGATGACGAAGATCATATCAGCTTGACACCTGAACTACGCGAGCTCATGCAAGCTGAATTAGATAACAGTGAAATAACTGCGGCAAGAATGCTTGCTATTGCAATGATTGTCCAAAATTATGATATAACAGCGGGGGCAGTATCATGAGTTTAGAAAATCAAATTAATACTATTTTTAAAATATATCCCTGGGCATTGGACGCTGTTTTAATTGAAGCAGTTAAAATTCAAGGCGCTAGTAATATTCTTATAACACAAGCTATATCCAAATTAAAAACAGGAGAAGATCTGAATCCGGATAAACTTGCAAATGAAGTATTAGCAGCATTTAAGGAAAATAAAAGTTTAATAGCTGCAAAAAAACTATCAGCCAGAACCAACAGTCTTTTAGATAAACTAGTAAGCAGTGCAGATCCAATTGGAGGATTTGCTGGTGCAATTGAGGAAATAGCATGGTCAGCACGTGATGTAACTGATGCCGCTGCTGATGGCACAAGAAAAATAAGAGGTTTAGGCGGGGCATTACGTGGCATAGATTTAGCTGCATTAGGTCTTGCGGGGTCAGCTACGCTTCTTAAAATTATGCTAAATTTTGCCAAAGATCAAGAAAAAACTGCTAGAATAATGATTGACTATGGGTTAATTGCCACTGATCAATCAATATACAGAACACTGCGTGATAATTTTGCCGGCATAGGCTTGGGCCAAGCTGAAGCAATGACATTGTTGGGAAATTATGGAAAAACTATATCAAGTTTAGCTAATGATTCAGTAAGTGGATTCACTAATTTTTCTGACTTTGTAGAATCTTACAGTAAGAATGATAGTCTAGGACGTTTTGGATATCGCGGCAAGGAGTTGATGGTTAGACTTGCTGAAGAAGCAACATTACTTAACAGTTTAAATGAGATAACAGAATTAAATGAGACTGCCAAGCTAAGAATAAGCAAAGGCTTTCAGACAAGCGCGGCGTTAGCAACCCGCTATGCTGAATTAACTGGACAACAGAGAGACAATTTGTTGGATATGAGAAGAACAGCATTGTCTGATTCAGATGCCATTATTGCTTTTAATAAAAATGCACAATATATGTCAGAAACATATGGAGAAGGTGCAACTGAACGAGCAAGAACTTCGTTTGGACAATTATCTATGCTTTTACCTATGCTAGGTGAAGATGTCAGTAAAGGCCTACTTGATGGTTTAACTCGTGCGCAAATGGACGTTAATATTAATGAATCTGCTATAGATAATATCTCATCAGAAATATTTAGGCAATTCCAAATTCTTGGTCCTGAAATTGCTAACATGGTTTCAGAAATATTTACAACCAGTATTACTGGTTCTTATACAAGCCCTGACCAGTTAACAACAGACTGGCAAAAACTTATAATTGCAATACAAAATGTTCCGCCACTGGAAACTTATACCCCAGAAAACGAAGGGGCTGTGCAAATTCAAGCAATGGCACAAGTGGTACCAGATGCATTCATAAAAGCAAGCGGGGCTGAACTAACTGCTGGAATTGAAACAATTGCTGAAACTATAACAGGCGGCGCTGATGATGCCGTTATAGCAATGGATAACATGAGAACTGCGTTGTTGGAGATCCATGACTCAATGACGCCTAGTATTGGTAATATTAACACTGCCTTCTCTAAACTAACGTCTCTATTTGGTTATCTAGCCGGCATGAGTGATGAAGAAATAACTGATATATCAAGAGTAGTTGAACAGAGAAATGAAACAAGTAGAAGCGCAGCCACACAAGAAAGTATAAGAAGACGTTCTGTTATGGAACAGATAGAAGGAATGACTCCTGCTGAAGCACAGGCATTTATGGAAGACTATGCACGTAGATCTGGATATAGTTACACTGGTACTGGTTTTGTACCATTAGAAATACACGATTCAACTGCTGAAGAAATACAGGCGCTACAGCGTGAAGGTGGTATTCTAGCATTTATTGGTAAAGGTGAAGGAAGTTACGCGGCTTCTAACCGCGGAACAATAAACAATACTATTGTTGGAAGCACTATGAATACTATAAGAAATGGCAAATCATTGACTGATATGACGTTTGCCGAAATATTCATGCTGCAAAGCATTGGTGACGCTGCTAATCCAAATAGATTATTCGCAGTAGGACGTTATCAGATCATACCTGAAACAATGCAAGAAATCTGGCCACACAGTGGATTAAAACTTACAGATAAGTTTACTCCTGAAAATCAAGACAAACTTGGCACACTTCTTCTAGTGGGTGCAGAAGATGGCTATACCAAACGTAGGAATCTTTCAGCATATATCAGAGGTGAGAGTGACAATCTAGAAGCAGCGATGCTGGACTTTGCTATGGAATGGGCCAGTGCTCCAGATCCAAGAACAGGTATGAGTTACTACGGCAGCGGAAACCGTGCTAGTCACAGTGTTCAAGAAGTTGCTACAGCGTTACAGGCAGCACGTGCAGATTATGCAGCGAGTAGAAGTCTAGTAACAGCGGAAACAATTACTCCATCTAACACTACTCCTACTTTAACTCCAACAGAAACTGTTCCATCTCGCCCTTGGAGTAGTCCTCGCAGCGCACAAAGCACGTGGGATAGACAATATGGTGCTACACACAATACAGACGGTACTCCAAAAAATACTGGTGATTCTGATACAATAAATACTGAGGAAGATATCGATAATGTAATAAGAGAATTAACAGTGACCAACCCAGCAATAGTTGAGGAAGCTCTTAAACTTGTTGAAGAAATTAGAAGACAGAACAGCACTCTGGAATTAACGAGATAATGGCAGGTAAAGACGTTTATAATATAACACTACCAGACGGCACAACAGTGCCCGTTCCAGCATGGGCCAGTGAAGGCACTATGGAGATGCTGGCGGCACAGCTTGGACTAAATTATAGTTTAGATAAAAAGCTAGTTGAAGAAGTTTATAAAATAAATCTCGATACATCTTCGGCAGAAAAAACATTTAAAGACGCGGTTGATAGAATTGTTAAAAACCAGAGAGACACTGCTAAAGCGGAAGAAAAAAGCCGTGAACGATTTGTTAAAGGTTTAGCTAGCAGCACTGCTGGTTTAATAGATAAATTAAACAACACTGAAAAACCATTGTCAACTTTCCTAGATCTATCTAAGTCAGCAGCAAGTGGATTAGGCAAAGGAATAGGTGAATTAGTAGGCGGCTCTGAGCGTGGCGCAGCGTTTTTAAAGTCAACATTTGGAAAACTTAGCAGTTCTGCCGCCGACCTAGGTGGTGATGTAGTAGCGGCACTTTTAGGTTTTAACGTAGCAAAATTAGAACAGTTTGAAGAAGCACAGCGAACAATGATTAATTCTGGTGCTATTTTCTTTGAAGGATCACGTGCCTACCATAATTTATATCAGAGATCAATAGAAGCTGGTATTTCATATACACAGATGAGTAAAATTGTTTCTGAATATGGTGCTGGTATACAAGCACTAGGACATGGTGTCTCTAGTGGTACTGATACATTCTTACAATTCTTTAACGATTTAAATGATTCAAGTGACGTAATAGGTGATTTTGGTTTAAGTAGTGAGCAAATGGCAAGATCATTTGCTGAGTATATTAACATAGCACGTCTAACTGGTAGACTAAACAGAGATACTATAGGTGCTCAAGAACCGTTAGCAAAAAGTTACAAAACACTAATGTTAGAAACAACAGCGTTAGCATCATTAACTGGACAAAGCAGAGATGAAATTCTGCAGAAACGTATGGCATCAATCAGTGATCCTGAAACCGCCGCAGCACTAAAAATAATGCGAGAATCAGGCAGTGTACAACAAGCAGATCTCTTTGAATCTCTAGTAACACAATTTGCCATGGCAGGAGAAGAAATGGGCGCTCCTGGGCAGCAGCTAATGGACGCTATCAGTAGAGAAGCCTTTAGAAGTGCTGAAAATATAGAAGATTTTGATGTTAGAGGCGTATTAATGGCAACAAACCCAGACTTACTTGGTGCCTTTGATTCTATGGATAGTAGTTTCATAGACGGCATCAATCAAGCCGTTCGAACTGGTAAAGTAGCTGGTGGTAATATACTAAACTTTATTTTAAAATCTTACGCAGATTTACAAGACACCGGTGTTGATCTAGCACGTCTATCAGCAGACGCAAGCAACCCGTACTTGGAAAGCATAATGGCTATTAGTGCAGGCTCTTTACAAGTATCCACACAATTTAGAAATCTTATTGATGCTTCTGGATCTGAACTAGAAGCAAAGATTAGAGAATCACAAGCCGCCCTTGCAGCTTCAGGACCAGCAACAGTGGCAATGAACAAAATTACAGAATCATTTATGAAACTACAAGAACGTATTACGTTTCCACTAGATGATCTTGCAAATGTTTCTGAAACATTAGCTAGTGTTATGCTTGATGCTGTTGATTGGTTTAAAGATAGAGAAGAACATTCAGTGCCTATTGCTACTCCTTTATCACAATCTGATTATACAAGTAGAGTAGAAAATATGATGCAAGTAGTAGCATACAGCAACTTGGGCGCAGATTTACAAGGCATAAGATCAGAATATAATAGTATGCAGCCTGTTCCATATGATCAAAATCTACTTGATGATCATGGGTATGACACATCAATTCTTGAAGTTGCAATACATCCTATTTTAAGCCAAAAGGTTTACCGACTTCCAGAACAGCTAGCCGATATTGGACAATATATGTATATGCCTGAAGGTCAATTCTCTGGTGGTAATGTTTCCGCTAATACCCCTTATATTGTTGGTGAAAATCGTCCTGGTGGCATGGGTGAATTATTTGTACCACAAACAGCGGGTCGTATTTTCTCTAACGATGATTCAATGGGCATGTTCAATATGGCGCCAATGATAGCAGCAATAGGACAAGCGACCGCAGCACTTGGTTCGTTAAATTCGGGGCAGATAATGTCTCCAGTAAATAATATTGATTCTACTAAATCAAATACTCTAAACATTAGTAATTCAGTAGATGTAACTCCAAGAGTTAATAGAACACTTAGTAGACTTGAATATCCAGAATCAACTGGCACAACTGGTAGAAACACAAATAACAGTGGACTAAAGTCTGCATTGGAAGAAGCCGCCGCCATTAAAAACAACTATTTAAACACATTAAGACAATTGGAAGATGTTGTCAAGCATTATGGCAGACTGAATGATCCACTGAGATCATAATTATTTTTTTGCTAAATACACTATAATTAAAGGTATACCCCTGATGAGCTGGAAAAAGCATTTTACAAAATACGAGCCTAGCAATGGAATTCGTGCTAGAGCAAATAGATGGCAAAGCTGGTTGCCTGAGGTTTACTCCGGGCAGCCTAATCGTGTTGAGCGTTATACACAGTATGACCAAATGGATATGGACAGTGAGATTAACGCAGCACTGGATACTATCGCTGAATTTGCCACACAAACAAATCCAGACACCCGCCTGCCTTTTGAAATACATTACAAGGATGATGCAACTGAAAGCGAAGTAAATGCTATCACTACAGCATTGAATCAGTGGTGCAATATTAATGATTGGGAACGCAGAATGTTTGGGGTATTCCGTTCATCTATCAAATACGGCGATCAGTTGTTTATTCGTGATCCAGAGACATATAAACTAATCTGGGTTGATCCAGCTGATGTGAGCAAAGCCATTGTCAACGAGAGCAAAGGCAAAGAAATTGATCAGTATATGATAAAAAATATCAACCTAAATTTAACAGATTTAGTTACTACTGATACTAAAAAGCTAAACAACATGGCTGGTGCAGGTTCAACGTCATTTACTACAGCACTGTCAGCACAATCAGGTGTTTATCAGGGCGGCTATAGTTCAAACAATACTGAGTATGCAGTTGACGCAGCACACGTTGTACACATTGCACTAACAGATGGTATGAGTGCTAACTGGCCATTTGGCAATAGTATCTTAGACAGCATTTTTAAAGTATACAAGCAAAAGGAACTACTGGAAGATAGTATTATTATCTATCGTGTTCAACGTGCGCCAGAGCGCCGTGTGTTCTACATTGACGTTGGTAACATGCCAGCACACAAAGCAATGGGTTTTGTTGAGCGTGTTAAGAACGAAGTACACCAGACACGTATTCCAAATAAAACAGGCGGTGGCACAAATATTATTGATGCAGCATACAACCCATTAAGTATTATGGAAGACTATTTCTTCGCTCAAACCGCAGAAGGGCGTGGTAGTAAAGTTGAAGTGTTGCCAGGCGGCGACAACTTGGGTGAGATTGACGACCTAAAGTATTTCAACAACAAACTAATGCGTGGTTTACGTATTCCAAGTAGCTATCTACCAACAGGTCCAGAGGATGGTACGGCAACATATCAAGACGGTAAAGTAGGAACGGCACTTATTCAGGAATTCCGTTTCAGTAAATATTGTGAGCGACTACAGTTAGTTCTACAGCCAAGTTTAGATAAAGAATTTAAACGTTTCCTTAAACACAAAGGTATTGAAATTCCAAGTAGTCTTTTTGACTTACACTTTACTGAGCCACAGAGCTTTAGTCAGTACCGTGAGATTGAAATTGAAGCAGCACGTGCCAGTGTATTTGGTAGCTTAGAAGGCGTAAGTTATCTAAGCCGTAGATTCCTATTCAGCAAGTACTTGGGCTTGAACGAAGATGAGATTAAAGAAAACGAGCGCATGTGGCGTGAAGAAAGTGGAGATCACGAAGGATCAGACGGGTTTGATGCCAAAGGTGAACTAGGTGGGCTAGGTGTCCGCGCCGGTGATGTTGAAGGGTTTGAACCAACAGAATTTGATACTGGCGAAGAGGGCGAGGACCTAGGCGGAGATTTAGATATTGAAGCAGGCGGTGAATCACCACTTGGCGGCACCACAGGGGGAGCAGAAAATGAGATTTAAAGAAGTAGATAACGGAACACGTAAAGCAGAAGATGACGAGTATGGCACTTGGAAAATTGATGACACTCGCCGCCCACGTTTAACGCTAAAGCATATTAATAAAATGCGCAATAGTCGTGAAATGAAACGTGCTGAACATCAGCGAGAAGTAGAGCAATTTAAGGATATGTATAGTCCTGGAGACGCTGAATAAAACGCTTATTTTATAAATAAATTTTAAGACTATATCAAAATCGCGGTTTTAACCGCATTTCGTTATGGTCTGAACCAAAGTGTCTTAAATAATAATGTTATAACCTACACCTATATAGAAAAGGAGATTTAACAATGAGAGCTCAAGATCGTTATACAAAGATCATTGAAAGCCTAGTGAACGGTGATTCAGCATCAGCTGAAGATCTACTACATGAGGCTTTTGTTGAAAAAGCTCGCGAGATCTGGAGTGATCTTGTTGAGCAAGATGAAATCGTTGAAGATGACATCGCAGAAGAAGAATTAGAAGAAGCATTTGGCGATGAAGAATCAGATGACTTCCTAAACGACATTGAAACAGCAGACGAAGAAATCGAAGCTGAAGAAGCATTCGGTGAAGCTGAAGATGAAGATGAAGGCGAACTAGACGCAGACATGGAACTAGCAGCAGATGACGGTTTCGACGCAGAAGGCGGCGAAGGCGGTGTTGAAGATGCTATGATGAGTGTTGAAGATGCGCTAGCTGACCTAAAAGCAGAATTTGCAAAGCTAATGGGCGACGACATGGACGACGACATGGACGACATGGATGACATGGACATGGGCGACGACGAAGAAGAAGTTGAAGAAGAATTTACTTTTGAAGCTGACGAAGAAGAACTAGAAGAAGAAGCTGAAGAACTAGAAGAATCAGCTGAACTACACAAAGTTGGCAAAGACAAAGCTATCCACCCTGTAGACATGCCAGCTGGCGATGACAGTAAAGCATCACCAGTAAGCAAAGGCCTAGAGGATCCATTTAGTGGCAAGGGTAACAATACAAAAGCTGACCCAGTAGATTTCACAGGCGGCAAAGAAGCAGGCCGTTCAGCACCAAAAGCAGCATCAATGTCAGGTTTCAAACACCCAGGCGAAGGTGCAAGTCTATCAGCAGCACCAAAGGCAAAGAGATAAAAGATGCGTCCACTTAGAGAACACCTAACATTTGATCAAGCAAGTATCGTAACCGAGGCACGTGAAGACGGCCGCGGCGGTAAAAACTTGTTCATGGAGGGTATCTTTGTTCAGGGTGACAAACGCAATCAAAACCAACGAGTTTATCCAGTATCAGAAATTGCAAAGGCAGTTAAATCAGTTCAAAGCAAAATCGAATCTGGTTATTCAGTTTTAGGCGAAGCAGATCATCCAGATGATCTACAAG